AACGCTGTCTGGTGCTGCCTGCCGACCGGCCCGAGCAGGCCAGCGTCATGCGCTTCTTCACCTACCACCAGTTCCGGCAGGATCCGGACGTCGCCGAGGGGGATGAAACCGACTTCATCTGGCTGGATGAACCGCCGCCGGATGAACTCCTGGAAACGCTCCGGTACCGCAACCTGACCCGCAACGGGAAGCTGTTCGTCACCTTCAACCCCAAGAACGGCTACACGGTGTCCGTGGGCCAGTACCTTGAGGGGGCTCGGCTGGTATTGGACCGGCCCGCCCGCTTTGTGCCGTCCAATGAGGTCTGGGTGAAGGGCTGCCGGCCGGGCCACATGCCCTACGTCCTGCGCTGCCACCAGCCGGGCCGCTGGGTCGTGGCGGCCTACACCGAGGCCAATCCCTTCAATGACGCCGAACGTCTGGCGGCCGAAATGGCCGGGGCCAAGATGGCCCAGCTCAAGATTCACTTCTACGGGTGGCCCGAGCGGCTGGAAGGCGTGGCCTTTCCCCGCTTCGGCGCGGTTCACACCGTCAAGGCCGCCCAGGTCCCGGCGGAGGGAACCGACTTTGTCATCATCGACCCGGCGGGGGACCGCAACTGGTTCATCCTCTGGGTGAGGATTGACGCGCTCAACCGGCTCTATGTGTGGCGGGAGTTCCCGGACGCCAGCTATGGCGAGTGGGCCGTCCCGAGCCGCCGGCCCGATGGCGGGCGCGGGCCGGCGCAGACCCTCGAATCCGGCAAGGGCATCTGCGAATACAAACGGCTGCTCCTGCAACTGAGCGGGTGGGAGCGTAACCCGGCGAGCGGAGAATGGACCCCGCCCGAGGGACGCCGGCCGCATGAGTTCATCGGCGATCCGCGGGGGTTCGGGACGCAGGTGCCGGGCAACGAGTCAGGAACCAGCCTGCGCGACCTCATGCTCGACACGCAGAAGGCGAAGGATGGAAAGGTCATCGGGCCGGGGATTGACCTGGTGCTGAGTCCGGCCTGTGGCGTGCAGGAGGGTTTTGGGCTCATCAACGATGCCCTGTTCTGGAACGAGGAGGAGCCGCTGAGTGAGATGAACCGGCCGCGCCTGTTCGTCTCCGAAGCCTGCCAGAACGTCATCTACTGCCTGCGGACCCACACCGGCCTCGACGGCGAGAAGGGCGCGAGCAAGGACCCGATTGACTGCCTGCGCTACGCGCTCAAGAGCGACGTGCGCTGGGCAGACCCGGAACGGAAGGCGGAACAGCGAACAGGAGGATACTGAAATGAGAGACTACACCAGTAGCAATGCCCCACGGCATGAGTGGAACGGCCTTAAACTGAGTCGCCGTTCATCGAACGCGCTGGCCTATCATCTGCTGGCATCCAAAGACAATTGGACCCCGCAGGAAATTGCCGATGTCGTGAAGCCATCTGAATTGTTGAAGGCCCGCCACGTCGGCTACAAGACAGTCACGGAGCTAACCGAAGCACTGCGGGAAGCGGGGGTTAAGGTGCCTTGGGTGTGGCCGCCGGAACCCAGGGGCGCCCCCCGCATCTGCCTGAATTTCAGCGAAGCCTCTGATGTGAAGACTGCGCTCCTGCTTCTCTGCAAGTTGCGAAGAAGCTTCGGAAACGATCCGGTGATCCAGCGTTTGATGCGGAGGTTCGACCACCTGCCATGAGTACGGGCTTGAAACCAGTGACCAAGAAACGAGGCGTTAATATGGGACAGAATCAAGGCAGCAAGAATGAGAGCCGCTTCGCGGTACTGACCCGGCTGCTCAAAGCGCGCGGTGACTTGGGTACCTCTGGGCTGGCCGGGGAGACCGGGAAGCGGATCCGGACCCGAGCCGACATGGCACGGTCGAAGGCCCAGATCCGGAAGAAGCGGGCAATCGACGCAGCGATGAAGGTGGACGATTGGATGCTGGTTTCTGAACTGGTGAACAAGCCGGAAAGCGATTGGATGGATGCTGTGGTTCGCCCGCAGGTGGTGAAACCGAAGGTAAAGCTGAAACCGAAGGTAAAGCCGATGCCGAGGCGGGCGCGGGCGAAAGTCGAGCGGCGGCCGGCCCAACCTGCGAAACCAACGCCTGCACCCCCGCTGCCTCCAGTGGAGGCGACGATTGAAGAACAATGCCGGACGACGTTCTTGTTCGAGAACCTCAGCAGAATGTCAGGGCGCTATGTGTTCCAACGCTGGCGACCGGGAGGGCTGTCCTTTGAAGTGTTGGACACGAACGAGCGGCGATGGCTGTGGAAACCGGTGCTGCCGTTTCCTCCGGGCTGGTGCCGCGGGCCGCTGTTTCCCGAGGAAGCCTTGCAGAGTGAGCCGGAACTCAGCGTGACGATGGTCCGGCAGAATCCAAAGCCGGTGAATGATGGTGGGCAGTGGGTGTGGGACCACGGATTCGCGAACTGGATGACGTTGCTGGTGATCCCGAAGATGCCGATGTCTGTCGGCCGATATACGCCGGGTCCGGTTGGCCGCGTTGCTGCAGGGCTCGCGCGAGAGACGCTTGTAGCGGCGAGCGAGAACGTGAGGTGGAAGCTGGACCTTCGTGGCGGAATGTCGATCTGGGCATGGGACATCTGGATGGAGCCAATATGAATCAGACCCTCCCATACCCCCATCCCCTCCGCCGTGTGGGCCTGACCCGCGAGCAGGTAATCGAGATGCTTGGCACGCGTCCGCCGGTTCTGGATGAAGCGGCGGAGCTGCCGGTGCGGGAGAACCGCCACTACACGGCGATGGACCGAGTCCGGGTCCGGGAAATGTTGGCCGCGGGGATTCCCCGCAGAATGGTCGCCCGCGAACTGGGCCTCACGCCCAAAGCCGTGAGTTATTTGAGGAAACAAGCTGATGAATGACAACATCCTGAACGAAGTGAAGGCGGCGCTGGATGCGCGGCGGGGCTGGCCGGACCTGGAAGCCTCCGGGTCGGACTGGGTGCTGGCTCTCAGCGTGCATCTGGGGTCCGTCAGCCAAGCGATCCTGACGAATGACCCCGAGCGATACCGGCGGACGCTGGTGGAGCTGGCCGCGTCCTGCATTCTCGCAACCGGATGCCTTGACCGGTGCTGCAAGCCCGAGCCGGAAGCAGAACCCCCCGTCGCCAGCGCATGACCGCCGAGCAATTCCATCGACTGCCCATGCTGCTGGACCTCGCCCAAGTGCGACTGGTCACGGGCTGGACGCCGCGCACCCTGCGGAAGCTGGTGCGCGACGGTTCGGTGCGCCGCGTCACCTTGGGCCGGAACCGCGGCAAGTACGTGCGGGCGGACATCGCGCGGATTTGCGGCCTTGCCGGGTGCTAGAATGTTGCCGTCCGAGCCCGAAGGGAATAGAAGCGACCCGAGATGAAAGCCGCCCCGCCCGACGCGAACACGACTCCGCGTGAAGATCAGCGGCAGGAAATGGTGGCGGACACGCCGGACGTGGCGCGGCTGAACGGCGAGTTTCAACGGGTCATCGACCGGCGCGGCCCCCGCTATTACGAGCGGATGCAGCAGAATTACGACGTGCGGCGGTGCCAGTGGGCGGGCAAGACGAGTGACGGACGCAAGCACGGCACGAAGGCCAATCCGGCGTGGCCCTACGAGGGCGCGAGCGACGTGGAGGTGCCGCTCGTTGACAAATACATCCGCGAGGATGTGGCGATGCTGATGCAGGTCTGGAAGGCCAACCGGGTGCTGGTGCGTCCCACCAAGCCGGGGACGGACGCCGGCTGGGCGGGCCGGGTGACGGATTTCATGCGGTGGTTGGTCGGCGAGGCAATGGAGGAACTTGAAGGCGAGGTTGAATTGCTGGCCAACTACCTGCTTGAACGCGGCGCGGCCGTGATGGGGGTCTTCTGGGAGCGCACGGAGTCCGTGGTGATCCAGCAGATCCAGTTGGAACAGCTCCAGCAGGCGGCCCAGTTCGCCATGGCGCGGGTGGCCCGGGGCGACACCGATCCCCGCGTGCAGTTCCAGGCCCAGCTCCCGGTGCTCATCATGGATCCGACGATGGACGAGGCGACGGCCGCGATGCTGGAGCCGGTCATCGAGGCGGATGAATCCGTGGACCTGAGCCCGTCCGAAGTGCAGCAGCTCATCAAGGATCTGCGCGAGAAAGGTGTGGCGGAGTTTCCCAAGACGGTCGTGTTGCAGGACCAGCCGAAGGTCTGCGCCCTCTCGCTCAACCAGGACGTGTTCCTGCCGGTGGAGGCCGGCTTTGACCTGCGGAATTCCCCGAGCCTCTGGCGCGTGGAGCGGCTGACGGAAACCCAGTTGTCGGAGCGGGTCCGCACGGCGGGCTGGGACGAGGCATGGGTGGACGAGGTGATCCGCACCCAGCGCGGCGTGACGAGCTTCGACACGGTGGCCCGGGGCGGGCGGCCGATGCCGGGCGTGGGTCTGGGCATTGGTTCCGGGGCACCCTTCGAGTCGGAGAACCTGTTCGAGATCATCCACGCCTACGAACGCCGCTACGACAAGCGGGGGGTGCCGGGAATCTATTACACCTGTTATTCAAAGGGCGTGGACACGCGGGTGGGCTATTACGGCCTGCTCAACTACGCGTCGAGCACGTATCCCTACGTGCTGGTCCTCCTCGAACGCACGGCCCGCTCGGCGGACGATTCGCGGGGCCGGGGTGAGACGCTGCGCTCGGTCCAGCGCATCCTCAAGGGGGATGCCGACGGGCAGTTGAACCGCTCGGCCATCGCCACGATGCCGCCGTCCTTCTGTCCGCCGGGGGAATCCCCGCAGAGCTGGGGGCCGGGCTCCGTGATCGAGACGCGCCGGCCGGAGAGCTTCGGATTTCTGGCGGCGCCGCGCTTCGACCAGGGGAGCGTGGTGGTGGGCGAGACGTGGCGGCGCTTCGGTGACGAGCTGGTGGGGCGGCCCGTGGACGAGCAGAACAAGGAGCAGGCGACGCTCTTGCGGCAGGATCTGGCGCGGATCTGGATGAAGGGGCTGCGGGAGGTCTATTCGCAGATCCTCAAGCTGGCCCAGCAGTTCACGACCGACGAAATCTACTACCGGGTGACGGGCTCCAATGATCCCCGGCTGCTGCGGACGACCCGCGAGCAGATTGCCGGTGAATTCAGCCTGAGCGTCAGTTTCAACGTCTCCGACTTCGACCGGGAGTACGTGGAGACGAAGCTGAAGCTGATCCAGCAGGTGCTCGCCCTCGACAAGCAGGGCCGGGTGGATTCCAACGAGCTGATCGAGCTGATGTTTGAACTGGTGGCGCCCGAGCTGGGGCAGCGGCTCCTCAAGCCGGCCGAGAACGCCAGCCAGAGCGAGATCGAGGACGAGAAGGACGCGGCGGCGAAGATTCTGCTGGGCATCCCGATGGACGTGCAGCCGGGCCAGGCCCACATGCTGCGCCTGCAAACCCTCCAGCAGTTGACCCAGAGCCCGACGGTGCGCGGCATCCTGGAGGCCAATCCGCAGGCCCGGAAGATGTACGAGACGCGGGCCAAACAGCATCAATTCCAGTTGCAGCAGAGCAAGAACGCGGCGACCGGCCGGCTAGGCACCGAACCGATGGCCCAGGAGGCTTACGGCGGGCAGATGCACTCGGCGGCTCCCCGTGATGTCGAGGCTCCCCGGGCGGCGGCCTAGGCTGAAATCTCAACCGGCAAACCAAGATCGAATCCATGACGTTTCAAGAACACATAGTCGCGGCGAACGCAATGACCCGGCCCCAGGCCGAGGCGGAACTGGAATCCTTGGCGGCGGTGGATCCGCGCTTCCGGAGCGTCCTCAAGGTGTTGATCGACGACTGGAACTCATACAGCGTCGCCGTGGTCGGGCAGAACCTTGCGGGCGATCACGGGAAGCTGGCGCATTGCGCCGGATCAATGCACGCGCTGACGGTGGTGATGGAGCAGTTGCGCCGGGCGGTCACGCCGCCGGGCGAGACGGCGCAGCCGATGCCGGATTGAGGCGGGAAGGCCCTATCGGAAGAACAGCTTGCCGAGGATCAGCAGGCTGAGGGCGAACTGGAGCCCAATCATCCAGCTCAGCTTATCGAACCGGCCATCGAGCTTCTGCTCCAGCCGGCCGATTTCACCCCTGAGTTCAGCGAGGTCCGCCTTGGTGGCAGCGCGCAGTTCGTTCACATCAGCTTTGAGGGCCGCGCGCAGCTCGTTCAGGTCCCCCTTGGTGGCGAGGTTCGCCTCGGGGATCTCGATGGCTGTCTCGGCCAGCAATTCGGCCTGGACGGGGGTGAAGCCGGCCTTCGCGAAGCGGCGGCTGAGTTCAAGGGTTGAGGTCACGGTAGCGGGAGGGGGGGGGGGGTTATCGGTGTAGCAGGCTCATGAGGACAAGCCCGATCACCAACAGGTCGCCGTCAGTCAGCTCCCGGGCGAATTGCGTCGTCGTCACGTCCCGGAGCCTATTTCGGGCCTGATCGACTTGCAAGTTAGGTGTCTGAGCGTGCTCTAGCGTGCTCCAGCGTCCGCACCCCATTGTCGTGGACGCCTGAAGTGTGAGTGAAATGCGAATACGCGGCCCGGGTTCTTCTGGTCCGTTGGCTACTGGCTCCAGGCTGCGATGGAGCTGCCAGTTCGTATTCGCATGGCTGAAGTATTGGATGTTCCTGTCAGGGCTTCGACTCCGGCTCCGGTGCCGGGTTCACAGGCGTTGACGGTGGATGGTTTGGCCGACCTGTTGCGCTCGCGTTCTGTCGCCGCCCCGGCGGCGGACGCCGCAGGTCCGGTCCCAGGGGAAGCACCGGATGGGACGGATCCATCATCTGCGGAGGATCAGCCGGGAAGCCAACAACCGGAGGACGTTGCAGACCAGCCGCCCGAGGAATCGAATTTGGATGACTTGCCCGACGGGCCGGAAGCCGGCACGGGTGAAACCCCTCCCGATCCGCGCGAGCGGCGGGATCAGAAGACGGAACGGCGCTTTGCCCAGTTGACGGCAAAGCTCAAGGAAGCACAGGAGCAATTGGCGCGTTACAAGGCGGGCGGGACGACGGCGGGGACGACGGAAGCGCCGGCCCAGCAGGCTCCCCCCCCGCCCGTTTCCCGGCCGCCGGCATCGGCGGAGCTGGAGACGAAGATCTCGCAGACCCGGGCGGCGCTGGCGTGGATGGCGCGAAATCCCGACGGCGGCGAGGTTGAGGTGGGCGGGAAGATGATGGAGGTGACGGCTGAACAGGTGCGGGCCTGGC